TTAAATACCGATATATTTTGCGAATTGCGCTGCTGTTTTTTCTTTTCGTTTATCTGTAATGTGGATATATAGATCCATAGTGATTTGAATAGACGAGTGGCCTAAACGTTCTTGTACGTCCTTAATATTTGCACCAGCTTCTAAAAGTAAACTAGCATGTGTATGTCTAAGACCATGAATAGTAATACGTTTAAGATTATTTTGTTTGATAATCACTTCTAACCATTTACGAGGCTTAGATAATTGGAGATATTCGTTTTTCCGGTTAGAAAATACCAGTTGATTTTTGCTTAACGTATTAATTCCCAATGTTAACAACCATTTTCTTTGTTCTAATCGCCATTTCTTCAAGATGTTCATAGTTTCATCATCGACTGGTATATCTCGCTTAGAATTTTTGGTTTTAGGTTGCTCTACATAAAGGCGTCTATTTTTTCCTCTGGCGAGAGTTTTATTTATCTTGATATAATTATCGTTAAAATCAATATCTTTCCATGTGAGAGCTAAGAGCTCGCCTACGCGCATCCCTGTGAAGGCTAGTGTCCGAAAAAAAGAATACATACGAATATCTTTTTTCTTTTCTACTGATTTCAAAAAGATTTCTAGTTCTTCTTTACTAAAAAAGTTTAAAGTATCTTCTTCATGAACAGAGACTTTTCTTTTCGGAACTGTGATTTTTTTAAAAGGATTATCTTGTAGATATCCTAATTTAATAGCATAATCACATATACGTGAAGCATTATTGATGAATTCTCTATACAACACAAATTTTTTTACCTTTTCATTAGCGAACTTTTGAGCTATATCAATCGATATTTTGTTGATTTTAAGAGCACCAAATGCTGGTAATATATGATTCGCAAACTGTTCTTTTGTTTTAACGAAAGAACTTTCTTTTACTGTTTGCTCATAATTTACGATCCATAGATCATATACTTCTTGAAAAGTTAACTCTTTAGACTTATTTAGACCGTTACTTTCGTATTCCAATTGTAATTTGGTCAGCGCTAATTGAGCTTCTTTTTTTGTTTTAAAACCTCTTCGTGTAGTTCTCACTTGTTTTCCAGTCAAGGGATCTACTCCCAAATAAGTTTGAAACTTCCACAATTTTTCACCGTTTTTCTTTTTGTATTGTTCGAATGTTGCCATTTTTTTCGTCCTTTCGCTCGGGTAAGTGTTCGGACTAAAATAGCTGGCATCACCTCCTTAAATGATATGCTCGTTTTGGAATGTGTATTCGTACAGTAGATGATATTGTGTTATAATTGATTGAAAAAACTCCAGCCAACTAGAGGTGAATATATGCTTTTCAACAACTTCAATATTTTAACTGCACTGTTCCAATCTGTTATCACAGGATATTTTACGTATTTCCTTTTGAAAAGTAATGATTTGTTAGTTTTGTCAAATGCAAAAAAAGAAGAAAAGACAGCCATCGTGTCGTTTTTATCTATTCTAAATTGGTCGATCTATTGGATAATGCAACAAATTTTGAAGAATATCCTACCACACTTAGATTTTGCTTGGTTAACGACTGTTACGGCAGTTATAAGCTTTGTCTTAATCTTAGTTCTAGGAGTATATATTTTCCCTAAAGTACTTAGTTCCTTTTTCGAATGGTTCAATAAACTTCGTACAAAAAATAATAAACTGCCATTTACTAGAAAACCAATTCGAGATGAGGCCCTAGATGGAAAAACATTAAAATATATTTATCTCTTTGATTTTGATGGTAAGTATATAGCTTCTGGTTATCTAAATGTCTATCAATATGATATAGATGAATACAATGAACTGTTATTGTATGCTCCTAAAGAGCCAGAGCTTACAAAGACGATTGAAGATGTTGAAAAATTATTTCAGAAATACGATATAAACATTCTTGTTGATTATGAAAAACGAGTAAAACTTTACATTGTTCCTATGGGCGAGGTTGAGGACGAGCTGGTAATGGAGTAGGTCCTTTTTTGCCATCATTTCTTTTCTCGCCAGTTTTTACAGTACGGGTTTCACGTGAAGCGAAAATCATGGATGCATTCCCTCTCTTTCTCTGATACAATAGACACGTAAATAAACCTATTGTATAGGTTTGTTTTTTCATAGAACACGCTCATACTTTAGACGGTGGGGCGTGTTTTTTATATTAAGCTAATATATGTGTATGTTTGACTTTCCATTGTTCTAGTTTAATACCTAGCCAGAAGCCGTAGATTCCTACCGTAATAAAAGTTAAAAGGAGCCATTTGATCCAACTGCCAAATAATTGCATTGCTGTTCCATCAAAGTATAATCGTTGTCCGTTAATTACAGTGTGTTTTATTTTCCAATTATACAAAATACAAATACCCCACGGTGCGCAGATACCCAGTGTACAAACTGTGATTAATACTGCTAAAATTACAGTACCAATATAAGTAAGTAAACCTCCATCAAAATATGAATTTTTCATTTTTATTCCTCCTTAAATAAATACAAGACATTGTTAAAAAACGAAAAAAATATTGTATTTATTCTTTGTTATTATTTTCTAGTCAAAGTAATAACTGAGGAAACTCGGTGAATGCCACGTGTTGTTAGCACGTGGTTTTTTTATTGGAAAAATTTAGTAGAAAGCAGTCTTTTTACATAGGATTCGTAATTAAGACTTAGCTTAGCAGCTTCAAGAAATTTAACAGGATTTATACTTTTTGGTTCTAATCCAAGAGTAGTTATGTAATCATCTAATAGTTGATCAATCATATAGTGATCAGCTTCGCTTTCCATTTTCGAATGCAGAAGTGTATGATATAGGGCACATTCATTTTGATGTCTAGCGGCATGCCCTAGTTCATGTAGAAGGACACTATATTTTTCTAAATCAGTTAGATTTGAATTAATCACGATTACATTAAGCAAAGGAACATAACAACCAGGTATTTTTAAATCATAGGTATAAATTACTTGAACACCGAGTTTTTCTACTAAATTTTCTATTCGACTATCCAAATACAATCACCTTATTCTTTTTTACTTAGATACGCTTCGATAATTCCTTTCAATATTTCTCGATCATTATCTGACAATGTTTTTCCATCGTAACTCATTACGGAGTCTAGTGCTTCTTCAACAGTTAAATCTTTAGTTTTGCAATCTTTAGTTAAATTTTTGGGGTTATCTGTTCTTCCTAATAAATAGTCAACGGATACATCGAAATAGTTTGCAACTAATTGCACTTTGTCAACACCAGGTGTATTTTTTCTCCAGCGGTTAATAACTCCATTACCAAATCCAAGAGCTTCTTCTAACTGTCTTATAGATATCTTTTTTTCATTGGCAAGTATTTTTATTTTTTCGTATAAATCCACTTGTATCAACCTTTCTGCTAAATACAAGGTTTAGATATACAAAAAATCTACAAAAACAATTGACAATGTAGCAAATTTGTATATAATAATCCTTGTAAGATAAATTGTAAGTAAAAAAAGCGAATTAAAAACATACTTCCTAGCATTAAGTTTGGCGACCGAGTGCAGTAAGAAGCTTTGCTATAGGCTTATTTAACTATGTTTTGATTGTAGAATATTTGTATAAGTATGTCAATGTTTTTATACAGAAAAACTTACTATTTATCTTACTAAATATATTAGCGAGGTGAAAAAGATGCCAGATGCAAATATCGGCAGAGAAAAAGTTCTTCAATATTTAAAAGAAAATAATATTCAAAAAATCGATTTGGCTGTTTTGTATGGGATCCCTAAACAAGATATCGGTAATTATCTAGAAGGAAAATTGGTTGATACTCCAAAAGCAAAACAGTTGCTTGTCAAAATTATTGCGGATTTCAAAATCAGATAGGGAGGAAAACGAATGAAAGAACTAATCAAAGTAACAACAAATGAGGAAAATGAGCAGTTAGTAAGTGGTAGAGAGTTACATGAATTTTTGGAAGTAAAAGAGCGGTATAATGATTGGTTTCCGAGAATGAGAGAGTATGGATTCTATGAAAACGTTGATTTTATAAGTTTTACTGAAAAATCAGTAAAAGGTGGAAGACCTCAGAAAAACCATTTTTTAAAGTTAGATATGGCAAAAGAAATCTCAATGCTCCAACGAACAGAAAAAGGAAAACAAGCTCGTCAATATTTTATTCAGGTAGAAAAAGAATATAAGCAACAATTACTTGATACTTCAAAGCTAAGTCCAGAACTTCAAATGTTCCAAGGAATATTTAATGCAGTAGCTAAACAAGAATTAGAGACAAAACGTTTAGCAACACAAATGGACAATATTACTGAAATTGTGGCATTGAATACAACTGACTGGCGTAGAGAATGTCGAAAACTCGTAAATAAAATGGCGGAAACTCAAGGCGGATACGGTGCTTATCAAGAAATTCAAACAGCGATATATGAAGAAGTTGATCGTAGAGCTGGTTCCTCTCTCAAAACTAGATTAACCAATTTACGTAACCGTATGGCTGGCGAAGGTGTTTCAAAATCCAAGCGAGATAAGACAAATAAGTTAGATGTAATCGAAAGTGATAAAAGGTTAAAAGAAATTTATTTATCTGTAGTCAAGGATTTCGCTATTAAGTATGGAGTTTGGAAAGAAAAATAAAATTTGATAGGAGGTTCAGGATTATGGAAGTAATCTTAACGCCTGAAAATGAGGCAGCACTTCGTAGCTACATTCATGAAATCATAACTGATGAAATTGCAAAAGCAAGAAGAGATGTCTCAGTTGATAAACGTGTATTAAAGCAAATAGAGATAGCGAAATACTTCGGAGTATCAACTGCAACTATTCGTAAGTGGGAAGATAAAGGACTTCCATTCGGGCGTATAGGCGATCAAAAATTTTACGACAAAGAAAAATGTAGAGCATGGGTTCTAGCACAATAAAATATCGGGTAAGTGTTCGGACATAATAACAGCAAAGAAGGGGAAAGACATGGGCAAGTTTAATCGAGCATTAGTATTCAGCGCACCACTAATGATCTACGCTTTAGGTCTTTGGGGAAGCAGACAAGCATTAATCGGTACGATTGTTTACATGGTTTGGATCTTCATAGGTCTTGATGAAGCTGAGTATAGAAACAAAAAAAGACACGACCGCCGGCAAGCATAATCGTGTCAAAAAAATAAAAATCACAAGGAGATTTTATCACATGAACGTAAAAATTAAAAACTTAATTAAAGAATTAGCGAATGAGCTACAAGAGCAAGAAGCCGGAATGTCGTTAAGTATTGTCAATTCAGAAGGCGAAACAATCATTGTACAAGGAGGCAGCGACATATTAGTCAGCTTAGGGGTTCTTGAACAATATGAAAAAACAAAAGAAAAAATGAAATATTGCGATTGTGATTGTCCTGGCCATCGTGAAGTTTTCAAAGGGTTTGGTATTGAACGTGAATACAGCGGAGAAGTTACAGAAGAGACAATCAAAGATTTTACTGACTTCCTTAAATTCTTAGCTAATGGAATGGAAGGTACACAAAAATGATTTCAGTAAAAGGATTAGGCGATGAAATATTCGAAGTAATGATGAATAAAGCGCAACAAGACATCCAAGAAAAAATTCTAACCGCAGCAAGCTATGGGCAAACGAGTTGCACTGTTCATTCAAAAGGTCTGACACCATCATTTCTAGTATCACTGGAAAGCGAAGGCATTTCAAACATCAAGCAAGATGATGGCACCATCAAATTATTTTGGGAATTTTAGGAGGCCATGATGAAAGACTTTGATTCTTTAGGTGCTAGACAGCAACTACCAAATGAAGATAGTCCTGTCGGAGTTGACTGGCAAGACAATCCTATTTATGAAGGTGATTCTTGCTACTTAACCGAAGATGGGTACGTACAAGAAGAGGATATTTTGGAATATGTACAACAATATTTTCCAAAGATTGAACTAGGAGGAATTTAATATGTCAAATGAAATGGCTACTTTACAAAAAGATATTACTGATGTTGTTTTAGGAAAAATAACTGAACTGGAAAGCCAAGGTGTTAAATTACCAAATAATTACAATGCAGCGAATGCGTTAAAACAAGCATTTTTCAAAATTAACGAGGTAGCTTTAAGCCAACGAGAAGGTGGTGGGCTATACATGGAAAAATATGGAAATACGTCAGTTGGTAAAGCTAGTATAGCTAATTCGTTATTAGACATGATTCAGCAAGGGTTGAATCCTGGAAAAAATCAATGCTATTTCATCGCTTATGGTCCAAAACTTCAAATGTCGAGATCGTACTTTGGTACTCAAGCAGCATTAAAACGACTTGATGAAATTAATGATGTTAAGGCAGAAGTAATTCGAAAAGATGATGTCTTTGAGATTGGTTCGATTGATAACGAGACAGTAGTCACAAAGTTTGTTCCTAGTTTTGAAAACATGGATAAAGAAATTATCGGAGCATTTGCAACAATTACTAAGTCTGACGGCAGCAAAGTTTATACGATTATGACAAAAAAACAAATTGAAAAATCATGGTCAAAAGCTAAGACGAAAAGTGTTCAAAATGATTTTCCAGAAGAAATGGCCAAGCGCACAGTGATTAATCGTGCTGCAAAACCATTTATCAATACTAGTGATGATGCTGAACTTTTTTCAGATGCGTTCAACCGAACGACCGAAAATGACTATGATTATAATCGAAAAGATGTAACGCCACAAACAGAAAAAGTGGCCACACTTGAAGAAAAACTTTTTTCAAATAAACCTGTTGCACCAATTCAAAAAGAAGCAGAAGAGATTGTGATTCCTAACGATATTCAAGAAGAAAATACTCGTATTGCGGATATGCCAGGACATCCAGAAGTTGAACAAGCTCATCCGATTGAAAAAGAAACATTGAACGAACCGATTCAAGAAGAGTTATTAGATATTCCAGATTTCGGACGTGAGGAAGGTGCAGATGATGTCTCAGAATTCGAAGACGATGAGTACCCTTTCTGATGCAAATTATTATTCTGATGAAGCTGACTGGCAGTACATGTCCACATCGCAGTATAAATCCTTTTTAAAATGTGAAGCCGCAGCATTGGCCAAACTCAAAGGCGATTGGCAACCGATATCCGATCCTAAAGCTCTTTTAGTTGGAAACTATGTACATTCGTATTTTGAATCAAAAGAGGTACATGAAGCGTTCAAAGAAGAAAATAAATCCAAAATGTTTTCTAGTCGGAAGCCTTATGGATTATTGAAAGATTTCCAGATTGCTGAACAGATGATTGATCGATTAAAACAAGAAGAAGCTTTCATGAACATTTATCAAGGTGAGAAAGAAACGATTGTAACTGGTGAATTATTTGGAACTCAGTGGAAAGGCAAAATTGACTGCTTGAATTTAGAAGAAGAATACTTTGTCGATATCAAAACAACGAAAGACATGCACGAACGTAAATGGAATGAAAATTATGGATCAAGAGAAACATTCCTAGTTAATTTTGGATATGTACTTCAAATGGCTATATATCAGGAGTTACTTTTACAGCAATACGGAAAGACGTGTACACCTATTATTGCAGCTGTTTCTAAACAAACACCAAGTGAAGCAAGACTGATCACAATTGACCAGGACAATATGGATTATGAGCTGGTTATGTTAAAAGAAAAAATTGAAAGAATTGTCAGAGTGAAGAATGGTGAAGAGAAGCCGAACCATTGCGGTTTATGCGAGTACTGTAGGGGTAATCTTCCAATAACTGGATTCACTAGCATGGACGATTTATAGAACGGTGGTGATTATATGGCTGAAGGATGGGTCAAGCTTCACCGTTCTATAACTGAAAATTGGATATGGGATAATCCGCAATATCTAAAGTGGTGGCTTGATTTAATTCTAATGGCCAACCACAAAGAAAAGAAAATTCTTTTTAATGGTTCATTTAAAAAAGTTGATGTTGGGGAAAGAATTACTTCAGAACAAAAATTGGCTGAACGTTGGGGAGTAAGTAGAAATACTGTCAGAAAATTTTTAAGTCTACTTGTTGAAGATGACATGATAAGCATTGAAAAAAGCAGGAAAAATGGAACAACGTATAAAGTCAATAACTACGCCATTTATCAAGGATTTTCAGAAGAAAAAAAACAACAGACTGAACAACGAGCTGAACATCAAAAGGACAACGAACTGAACATAAACAAGAATGAAAAGAATGAGAAGAATGAAAAGAATAATAATTATGTCGCAACACGCAAAAAACGCGTGTACGCAGATGACGATCCAAATAAAAAATTGGCCATTCTTTTATTAAAACTCATTCGAAAAAATCAAAACATCAAAGAACCTGATTTGGATAAATGGGCGAATACGATTCGTTTAACAATTGAATCTGACAAACGAACTGGTAGAGAAGTTCAAGACATGATTGTGTGGGCCACTAGTAATGATTTCTGGTCTGGCGTGATTTTATCACCGACTAGCTTAAGAAAGCATTTCGATAAGATGGCTATCCAAAAAAATAAAAGAAAGCAACAAAATATTTCTAATGATGAATTACCAGAAACAGGTGAGGATTGGTAATGGATAAAAAACTAAGTGCAATGGCTGCACCTTATGGCGGTTTGAGGATTGTTGATCATCCTTGCCCAAAATGCGGGGATCCATTGTACATGTGGAAATCAAAAAACAAAGATGGTACGGATCGATGCGGTCCTACATGTATCAATAAGAGTTGCGGATATCGAGAAATGGTAACTAAAAATCAAAAAGAAGCTATCAAAAAAGCGAATGAAGCAATGAAAAGGGATGCCATCAATCGAATGATTAACAGTTCAATGATTACGGACGATGCCATATGGACCTTCAATTTTGATGGATACAAAGTAGTTGATCAGGAAACAGCACAAATAAAAAGAATGGCTCAAGAATGGGCTGAAAAAATCGTAGATGGTAGCACGATTCACGCGGTTATTACTGGTAGAACAGGAGCCGGAAAAACTCATCTAGGTGCTGCAGTGATTAAAGAAGTGATGAGGGCATCTAATTATAAAATTGCCTGTTCATTTATAAGCTATCGAGAATTATTAGAGCAATTGAAGTTCGCAATGAATGATCCAGAAGCAAGAAAAGCTGTAACAGGTTCGTTGATGGCTGAAATAAAAAAGACAGATTTTGTGGTGATTGATGATTTAGGTGCGGAGCTAGGTCGAATGGAAGAAAACAATCAAGCAACACCATACGATGTCGATGTTCTTACATCGCTCACAGAAGCCCGTTTAAACAAAGCTACGATATTCACGACTAATTTATCATCAAAGCAATTAAAACACGCGTACGGCGAGCGAGTGTTCTCTCGTGTCATGAATGGAACAAAAGGGAACATTGCCGTATTCAAAACAACGACAGATAAAAGGAGGAATCCAGTTTGACCTTTGTAATTAAGAAAATGTGTTATTTAGACAAAAACGGAAAAGGCGTTATTTCATCTGAACAAGCACATCATTATGAGAGCTATGAAGCAGCTGAATTAGTTGCAAATACATGCGGTGGTGAAATATTCAAAACGTTTAAGCCTGACCGACGATTTGCAAAAATTAAAACTAAGCCAGCAAAGGAAGAGGAATGCACTCCAAAGGGTAATCAGGCATGGATGAGAGGTGCAAAATGACTTGTTTAAGGTGTAACGATGAAACAGTTATTTGGTATAAGACATCGCTTGGATGGTCGACTTGTGAACCCTGTCCAATATGTAATGAAAATGGACGACGTTCGAAAAAGCGACTCGAAAGACTAAAAAAGGAGTATAGCAAATGGCAACAAGAAGCAAATACGGAAACAAAAAGCACGAAGTAGACGGAATCACTTTTGATTCTAAAGCAGAGGCTCGTTATTACATGAAGTTAAAACGAAATGGTATGAGTTTTATGCCGTTATCTGAAACCTATTGTGCCATGCAAGAAAATGTTCTGCTGCAAGAAGGGTATCTATGCAATGATCGTAAGATTGCGCCGATTTATTATCGAGCTGATTTTGTGATTTATGAAAATGGCCAAGTGAAAAAAGTGATTGATGTCAAAGGTTATCAAGATGCCATTTCTATGCTGAAAATGAAGATGTTTGCTCATCGATACGGCTTTCCAGTTACATTTGCTAAGTTCGATTCAAAAATCAATAAATTTATTGAAATGGACTGCTTTGAATCAGCAAGACAGCAGCGGAAAAGACAAGCGGAACGAAGAAAAAAGAAGCTCCAAAAAGAAGCTTCTTTATAAAATTAGTTACTTGAAAAAATCGCTTATCAGCAGAGTAAAGATCGATGAAATAATGGCTATTAAAATTGCTGACCAAATAGGATGTTTATTGTAAAAAGACTGATTACGCAAAAAATTTTCTCCGAGAACCGTAACAGATGGATACGATACATTTATTTGAGGGACTAAATCTTCGTAATCTAATTCAATACCTCTTACGTACTCTTCTTTAATTGCTATGTCCACGACAAACACATCATCGTCAAGATCAAGATAAGTTTGTCCTATATCATCTTTTATAGTGTATTTGCCATTAGCAACTCTTTTTAGGAATTTTTTCATTTTTTGAGAGTCTGTTTGTTTATTGAAAAATTTTTTATAGAGTTTTAATTCCGCTGTTTTATAACGAATCTTTCTAAAATATTTTTTCAGTGATTCTTTAATTTTATTAAACACAATTATTCAACTCCTTAATAAAAAGCATATCAAAGAAAGTAGGAAAATAAAATGACAAAACAAGTGAATTTCAGACCAGAATTAAAGAAAGTAACATCAAAATCAAATGGGAACACAGAAGTATTACTAGTTGTTAGCAACGGATCATTGAGAGGTAGCACTGAAAATCTAACTGAGTTTCTTGGATCAACAGTGACTGTAGTAATTCAACCAGAAACAATCGAATACACAGTGCCAGTAAACAAGCAAACGAAGAAACCAAATATTGAATACGCGGTGAATTCAGATGGCACAATCGAAATGCTCAAAGAAGAGCAGACTTCACTTGATGTCGGCGATGGTGTAGAAGAAGTTGAAAATGTGAAAGTCCTGGTTTCAAAAGAAACGATTGATGAATTTATTAAAACAGCCACGACATTACAACTACCAGAAAATGTCACCGTAAATATTCGAGACGTTCTTATCCGTTTAGATGAAGGCGATAGTATGAATGAAATTGCTTCAGATCATGAATTATCAGAAACAGCTTTAATTGATCAAATCGAATTAGCTAGACAATACTTTGCTCCATATGCAGATACCTGGTCTAAACATAAGGAAGACATCATTTTTCCAGAGGAACAATGAGAGCAACTGATCTAGTAATTATCTTTGAGGAAGCCAAATTTATTTGGACTCATGAAGAGATAGAGCAAGCACGCTTGCTCTTTTCTCAAGGAGTTAAGCCGAGTAAAGTAGCTGAAATAATGGATCAAAAGATTCTTGATGTCGGATTGCTTTTGCTCCATCTAGCAGAAAAAAATTTGATTTGAGGTGAAGATGATGATTCAACTTGCAGGAATACAAACTGGAAAAATTTATTTTGTTGGCAAGAACAAAAGTGAAACGAGTCAATGGTTGCTGAAAACATTTACCAATAATAAAAAGTTACGAAAGCATTATCCAAATGAATTTTTGAAAGATGATCAGATTATGCCAGAACCAATGTTATTAATTCGAAAGAAAGGCAACGAATAATGGATCTTATTAATCAATACAGTGACACCATTCTCAAAAAAATCATGATGAAGATTCAGAAAGATAAAAAAGCAAAAAAACGAGCTGGATTAGTTAAATTGGAAATGGCTGAAACAGGATCAGGAGTGCGAAGTAGCAGGCATTGGAAAGCTGCTACAAATATCGAGTTTTATTACAAAGAGATTCAAAAGAGCTTTGATCAGATGCGTGAGCTCGATAAGCAAACAGGTTGGAGTCAGAAACTTCATCAAGATCGTTTCAAATTTGTAGAGAAATATAAAGAGATATTAGACGAATACATGGAGGACAGCGATGAATAAACAGGAATTGATTGAGGTTTTAAACGAATGGAAAACTTTTAGAAAAAAAGAGGGTCAAGAGACTGTATATTATCAATTAGCGGAAGTTGTCAATTTAGTTGAGCAACTAGACGAACCGCAGAAGCCAGTTGTGCCGAAGATTGTGGTCAATCTTGTTGACTGGACAATTAAAATGCAGTATGCGCCAAGTGATGTTATACGAGATTTGCACGATAACGGGGACTTAGCCAATTTGCCTCGTGATTTAGAATTAGACAAGTTGAGTGAATACTTTGACAAAGCTTATTGTCGCTATAATTTTGAGAAAGCTTGTTTTGTTGGCTACGTGGTCGAGAAAGAGCCGTTATGGGGAATAAAAAATGCCGATGGCAACTATCTTACTAAATGTGCTTTATGGGGAAAAGATGGAGTGAATTACAGTTTTGAATGTAATCCATCTTATCGATTGCTTTTCACTGATAAAGCAACAGCGGATGCTGCAGCGTTGTTGGTGACTGGAACAGTGGAAGAGGTGGTAGAAGGATGAAAATAAAAGACAGGTTCAAACTAGCAAGTAAAACCGATGATGTGTTTGTAGCAGAGATTGTCAACATCAATAATTTCAGTGAGCCAAGTCACAAATATCTTCTTGATATTTATAAGAATGGTGAATACTTCGCTGAGGTGTTTTGTAGTGAAGAATTCTTTGCACAAGATGGGGTGGATAAGGAGGAATCAAATTGAAAACGCACGAACTAAAAATACTACCAGAATACTTCGAAGCAGTCACAAGTGGACGTAAGCAGTTTGAGATAAGAGAAAATGATCGCAATTTTAAAATTGGTGATCAATTGATTTTGAGAGAGTGGAGTAAAAATGAATATACTGGTGATTCATACAAAGCAGAGATCACTTATATTACTGATTATGCTCAACGAGATGGATATGTTGTTTTGGGGATTAGAAATGAGGAATAGATAATTTACCTGTTTATTTTCGTGGTAGTTTTTATATTCATATGCGTAATCCTTTTTAAAGGAAACGATAAATAAAAAAGCCACCTCTTAACGAGATAGCTGCCCATAACTATTTTACCATAAGGGGTGGCGTTTGTGAGATTTCAGTGGTTAAAAGATTATCAAGAACTTGATGAGCAGATTCTTTATTTAAAGTGGAATCTTAATAAAAGTAAGCTTGAATTGAATCGGTGGGTCAATGGAGATTTGGCAGACGTCCGCATTGAAAAAAATTCTAGATCATCTATGTTAGAAGAAAATATTCAAAAAATCGAAAATGAAATTGAAATACTCGAAGAGCAACGTCAAGAAATGCTTGCAATTATTAACTCTTTTAAAGGAATTGATAATGAGATCATTCGAAAAAAGTATGTCGAGGGTTGTTCATTAGAGATAATAGCGGAAGAGATTGGCTACAGTGCATCTTATGTTAGACAAAGACATGCTGATATTCGTAAAACTTTAGATTTCTTGGATGAATATGAAATGAACAAGGTAAATAGACAAAACAAACTTAATGAGATTGATTATTACAATAATCGTCGAGAAGATACTGAACAGATCAGCTTGTTTTAAAATTACAATGTTCACTAAATGTTCGAACATTGTAGCTATGTAAACATTGTTTGCAGCATGATATTCTATTAGTGTCAAAAAAATATGAAAGAGCCAAGATATCCCAACTATTTTATTAATTGGTATCTGTGGCTCTTTTCTATTGCTTTGATTGGACAGCAGCAAATATGAAGAAAAGGATGTGAACATAATTTTTTATATTTACTATTGTCTAATAATTTAGATGATATGAAAAAATAGATGAGAAAACTATTATGAGTAATATATTAACTAATTTAGTAGAAACTCTTTAAGTGCAACACGAACCAAGTTATTAGTTCTTTCCCGATTTATTGAATCTTGTAAAAACATCATTTTTTCAGCTTCTGTAGCGTTAGGCATTTGCTCTTTAACTCTTTCAACATTACGTAAATAATTTTCTTCTTGATCGTACATATCGTCAAAGAGATCTAGCATTTTAGCAAATCTTTCTTCAAATTCTTTTTCAGTCATTCCAATCAACTCTTTTTATTTATTTCAGCGAACCACTCGCTGATAAATAAGATTATACTTTTTTATAAATGGTGAGTATACAATTGTGCTAAAATTACTACTATATTAAAAAAATATTAATTTTGGGAGGAGCCGTATGTTACAAGAAGTTATTATAGAATTACTTAAGCTTTTAATATCTTTTTTTGGTGGGATTTTAGTAGGTCAAATTAAGTATGTTAGATCACTAATTAAAAGGATTAATGATAAGAAATATGCTAAAAAGAATAAAAATTTAAGATTTAAAGATAACGATTATGATATCATTGAAAAAGTTGTATTGAAATATAAAGAGACTGGCTCTTTTACTATGGGAGATGCTAGAAAAGCACTGAAAGCAGCAAGTAATTTAGAAAAAGAAGAAAGAATAATTGAAGACCCAGAGCATAAGATACTTTTAGAAAAAATAACTAATAAATTAAAAAAATATAATAAATAGAAATTCGTTTAAAGACTGCTTATGAAGTGGTCTTTTTTTTGAGAGGAGAGTAAATAAATGAACGAAAAACAATTAAGCGAGTTATTTAAATTGAATGAATCAAATCAAGCTGCAGAGGCAACATTCTACGAAGCACAAAAAGGACTAACATTAATCGCAAAGCAAGCCAAGTATTTCTATGACCAGCTTGTTATGCAAGGATTTAATGAAGAACAAGCAATGGAGTTTACGATGCGTACATTTAACGCTAGTAATGGTTAGGAGAATTGTTCTATGACTCTTAGAGCTGACAAACAAGGTGCTCATCGTGTTGCATTTGACAAGAATAGGAAGAGGCTGCTTAAGACTGAGAATGTCTGTGGGATTTGTGGTAAACCAATCAACAAGAAACTGAAAGCTCCTGATCCAATGAGTCCAGTTGTCGATCATATTATCCCTATAAACAAAGGCGGTCATCCTTCAGCTATTGAAAACTTACAGCTGGCGCATTGGACTTGTAACAGACAGAAGTCAGACAAACTATTCAATAATAAAAAAGAAGAATCAAAAATAATTGGAAATAGGAACCTTCCTAAAAGCCTTGATTGGACTTTATACAGTGGTTAAAAGAAATAGGTACAAAAAGATACTAAAATAAATCTAAAAGCCGTGAGCGAAAGAATAAAGGGGGCATACCTCCCCCGCCGGTGGTTGCTTCGTACTTCACGCAGTCACTGTACATTTTTTCTCGCGCGACATTTGAAAGGAGTGATGAAATGGAATTGCAAGGCATGGAATACTTGCGAAATAAGTTAAATACACATAAAAGTCGTGTAGATATGCGTTATAAGCAATATGCAATGAAACATTATGATCCACCTATTGGAATAACAATTCCACCAGCAATTAGAGTAAAGTACAAATCGGTATTGGGGTGGTGCTCAAAAGGTGTGGATGCACTCGCTGATCGATTAGTCTTTCGTGAATTTGCTCATGACGATTTTGAAGTGAATGATATTTTTCAAGCTAACAATCCAGATGTTTTTTTCGATAGCGCAGTTCTTTCAGCTTTGATTGCATCTTGCGCTTTTGTTTATGTATCAAAAGGGGAGGATGACATGCCGCGGTTACAAGTCATCGAGGCAAGCAATGCAACTGGTGTCATAGATCCAATTACTGGCTTGTTAACAGAAGGTTATGCAGTTCTTGAAAGAGATAAGTACAACAGGCCAACTATTGAAGCCTATTTTAGTCCTGGATATACCGATTATTATTATATAGGCAGAGAGTTTGATATAGAAAATGATCGTCATGAACACAACTTTCCACATCCATTGTTGGTGCCGATTATTCATCGTCCTGATCCAGTACGACCGTTTGGGCGTTCTCGTATTACCCGATCAGGCATGTATTATCAGCGCTATGCTAAACGAACGCTTGAGCGCGCTGATGTCACAGCGGAATTTTATTCATTTCCGCAAAAATACGTCGTTGGTACTGATCCAGATTCTGAACCGCTTGATAGCTGGAAAGCAACTGTTTCAGCGATGCTCGAATTTACAAAAGGTGAAGGTGGAGAGAAACCAACGCTTGGTCAATTTACTACATCAAGCATGACGCCCTTCACCGAACAACTAAAAACAGCAGCTGCTGGATTTGCCGGAGAAATGGGGCTGACGATGGATGATTTAGGTTTTGCATCAGATAACCCCTCTAGCGTAGAAGCAATCAAAGCAAGTCATGAAAATTTGCGACTCGCAGGCCGAAAAGCGCAACGATCACTTGGATCTGGTTTGTTGAATGTAGCATATACTGCTGCATGTTTACGAGATGATTACCCTTATTATCGTTACCAATTTAATAAAACTATACCGAAATGGGAACCATTATTCGAAGCGGATGCAAGTGCTTTATCATTGATTGGAGACGGAGCTATTAAGTTAAATCAAGCGATGCCGGGATATGTTAACGGTGAAGTTATGCGTGATTTAACTGGGATTAAAGGAGCTGAAACCAATGGATAACGATATTGTGCCAGCTTTACTAGAAGAAATTCAAAATGAATTTGATAAGCGAACTTATAACAGTAAAAAATTAAAAAAAGCTTTCCTCTTGTTGCAGAATAAAAAAGCTACTTATTTGGATGCAAATAATTTTGCTATAGAGATAGGTGAAATTTTATCTGACGTATTAAGGACCAAAATTACTGCCGAAATTCTTCCGGATGGAAAAATGTACTTCAATATTGCTGATCGAATTTTAAATTCAACAATGAAAAAAAATTACGATTTGATTTCTAATTTTATCGTAGATGTACAAACAGAATTGAATCGTACTGCAAATCTAAGATTAAAAGGACAAATTCCAAAATTTAATCAAGATCGTATTGATGGAATAGTCAATCGAGTTTCAAGCGAAGAAGATTTTGAATCAATCAAATGGCTTTTAGATGATCCGATTATAAATTTTAGTCAAAGTATTGTAGATGATGGAATCAAAGCCAATGCAGAATTTCATGCAAAAGCAGGACTAAAACCCAAAATTACTCGTAGAGTTTCAGGGCATGCTTGTGAGTGGTGTCAGAACTTATCTGGGACTTATGATTATTATGAAGCGCCAGACGATATTTACAGACGTCATGAGCGTTGTAGGTGCACAGTAGATTACCAACCAGGAAACGGAAGGCAGCAAGATGTTTGGTCTAAACAATGGAAAGACCCTAAAAAAGAAGAGAAAATCAGTGTACGAAAAACACTGAATTTGAGAAAGGGGAAATAAAAATGAAGAATTCAGAATTAATCCAAAAAGCTATCGAAGTTTTACAACGATTAGATCCAGAATCATTAGAAACAGTTAGTATCAGAACTGGAAATTATGACGATGGAAGTAAATCACTTGAAATTGAAATTTCTTGGCCAGAAAACGAAGAAGGAGTTGTTACCCATGCACCATTACCTTACAAAATATAAAGATGAAAATGGAAGCCGCAAAGCGGTGTCTTGGTTTCAAGTAAATATCTTTGGAAAATGCCTTTGCTTTTTTAAACGTGAAATAACTATTTAATATTATCCCAGCGACAGGGTTATCATGCATGATTGAGATTGAAAGGAGCTAATTATGACTACTAAAGTACGATTTGGTAATCAGCATCCTACTCAATCGGTAATATTGCCATATGACAAATCTTTATATCAAGAAGCGATTGAATACTATGAGCGAACAGGCCGCAAGTGTTATAAATGGCAATCAGACCTACTAAAATCCGTGATGGCTGTTGATGATGACGGTTTATGGGTCCATCAAAAATTTGGTTTCTCTATTTCGCGACGAAATGGTAAAACAGAAATTGTTTACGATGTAGAATTGTGGGCACTAGAAAATGGACTGAATGTTTTACACACTGCACACAGAATCAGTACGTCACATTCTTCGTTTGAAAAAATAAAAAAATATCTTGAAGAAAGTGGATATGTTGACGGACAAGACTTTAATTCTATAAAGGCAAAAGGACAAGAACGTATAGAGTTATATGGTACAGGCGGCGTAGTCCAATTTAGAACGAGGACATCGAATGGTGGGCTAGGTGAAGGTTTTGACATCTTAATTATTGACGAAGCCCAGGAGTACACGATAGAACAAGAGTCGGCTTTAAAATATACCGTTACTGATAGTAAAAATCCGTTAACGATTATGTGTGGTACACCACCAACGCCGGTTTCTAGTGGTACGGTATTCGCTAAATATCGTGAGAATACTTTGTTTGGTAAAAGCAAATATTCTGGATGGGCAGAGTGGTCGGTAAGTGAGATCACAGACATTCATGATATTGAAGCCTGGTACAATTCTAATCCATCAATGGGTTATCATCTAAACGAGCGGAAAATTGAAGCCGAATTAGGGGAAGACGAACTTGATCACAATGTGCAGCGTCTTGGGTATTGGCCAAAATATAATCAAAAATCCGCTATCTCAAAAAATGACTGGCAAGCACTGAAAGTTAATGCCTTGCCCGTACTCAAAGGTAAACTATCTGTTGGTATCAAATATGGCAATGACGGTGCGAACGTTGCTATGAGCATTGCCGTACGAACGTTGTCCGGGAAAATATTTGTTGAAACAATTGATTGTCAATCAGTCAGAAATGGGAATCAGTGGATCATCAATTTTCTTAAAAATGCTAGTGTGGAGAATGTGGTCATCGATGGAGCCGGCAGCCAAAATATTTTAGCCGAAGAGATGAAGGAATTTAGACTAAAAGAGCCTATTCTGCCGAGAGTCTCTGAAATTATCACAGCTAATTCTCTTTGGGAACAAGGCATCTATCAAAAAAACATTTGTCATTGTGATCAGCCTTCACTGACGCAAATTGTTACAAATAGTGAGAAACGAAACATTGGTACTAACGGAGGCTTTGGCTATAAATCGCAATTTGAAGATATGGATATTAGTCTTATGGATAGTGCTTTGCTAGCACATTGGGCTTGCAACAATAACAAGCCTAAGAAGAAACAACAAATCAGGTATTAAACGATTATCAATTTTGATAGTCGTTTTTTTAATACACAAAATTACCGATACCACCGGGTTAAGTGGGAGAAAGGACGATTATTATGTCTGATTTTACACCGATTACAACACAAGAAGAATTTGACAAAGCGGTACAAGCAAGAATCAGTAGAGAACAAGAAACAATATCTAAAAAATATGCCGACTATGATCAAATCAAAGCGAGAAATGCAGAACTGGAAACAGAAATTGGTACTTTACAATCAACTATCGAAGAAACAAACGCTGCTACAAAGTCTCATGAGCAAACAGTGGCTGACCTTAATCAAAAAATTGCTGAATATGAAACAGCAAGCTTGCGAACTAGAATTGCATTGCAAAATGGGTTGCCTATTGATTTAGCAGATCGCTTGGTCGGAGATGACGAAGAAAGTATCAAAGCAGATGCAGAACGTTTGGCGGGATTTGTCGGTAAAAAACAACAAACGCCGCCGCCGCTGAAAAATCAAGAGCTACCTTTAAAAGAAGGCAAAGATGCATCATATAAAAGCTTAATCGAAAATCTTAATTTAGAAGGAGAATAATATTATGGCAGACGTATTATCACGAGGAAATTTATTTGATCCAGAATTAGTATCAGACTTAATCAACAAAGTAAAAGGTAAAAGTTCATTAGTTAAGCTATCTCAACAAAAACCGGTCCCGTTTAATGGGCAGAAAGAATTCACATTCACGATGGATTCTGAAATTGATATCGTTGCAGAAAATGGTAAAAAAAGTCATGGTGGTGCTTCACTTGCACCAGTAACGATCGTTCCAATCAAAGTTGAATATGGCGCTCGTTTTTCTGATGAATTTATTTATGCAACTGAGGAAGAAAAGATTGATATCATCAAAGGTTTTAATGAGGGTTACGCTCGTAAGTTAGCTCGTGGGCTTGATTTGATGGCATTTCATGGTATTAATCCACGGACGGGCGTAGCGTCTACTGTTATTGGAGACAATCATTTTGATAGTAAGGTGACGCAAACAGTTGAATTTGACACTGCGGATCCAGATGCAAATATTGAGGCTGCTGCTTCGCTAATTCAAGGTGCAGAAGGTGAGATTTCTGGTATGGCCATGGACCCGCAATTTTCTTCTGCTTTAGCTGCTTATAAAGTGAATGGTGTCAAACAATTTCCAGAGTTAGCGTGGGGGGCAAATCCAGGTGTAGTGCGTGGAATTCCTGCAGACATCAACCGAACTATCTCTAATGGCGGAAATGATTTGGTAGTTATTGGTGATTTTGCTTCAATGTTCCAATGGGGATACGCAAAAGAGATTCCTTTAGAAGTAATTAAATATGGTGATCCAGATGGAAGTGGTAAAGACTTGAAAAATTATAACCAAGTCTACCTACGTTCAGAAACTTATCTAGGATGGGGAATTATGGATGGCAGCAGCTTTGCTCGTGTAGTTAAACCAACTGCACCCTAAGGCTCCCGGAGGCACTCAAGGAATTTTGAACGAAAATGGATCAGTTGAAATTTCTTGGGATGCCGTTGATGGGGCACAGGCCTATGTTATTCATTATGGCGACGCAAATGAATCTGATCCGCATAAAGCGGTGAAAATGGGATACAGTGAAACAACCAGTTGGAAGTTAGATGCTGCAGACGTACCGACGTTAGAAGCTGGTGATGAAATCTATTTCTATGTACAAGCTTTCAATGAAATAGGAGAAGGAGCTAATGACATTGAGAAAGCTGCCTTCTTGAATGAAAACAAACTAGGTTCAGCTTGGAGCGAACCAATCATTTTAACCAAAGGAGGATCTAACTAGTGGAATATAAAAATACTAAAACAGGGGTTACGTTCAGTAGCTCCTGTATTATTTCTGGCGGCGATTGGGTTCTTGTTGAAGATAACAAAAAGACAGAACAGTCTAAAAGAGAAATGGAAAAGCTAGAAAAGCAAGATCCACCAGAAGACAAAGTGAGAGAAGTTGCTGAAAAGCAAGTCGAAGAAGACAAAACCGGCGATCCAGCTTTTGACTCAATCACTGTTCCTCAAATCAAGCAAGAACTAGATGCTTTTGGTATCAAGTACAGTGCCACTGCTAAGAAACAAGAGTTGTATGACTTAATGATGTCGCAAGGGAAGTGATTAAATGCAGCCTTTTGCAACGATTGAGGATTTAGAAAATCTATGGCGTAAATTAAAGCCTGATGAAACCGAACGTGCTAAGCAACTACTTATTATTGTTTCTGATTCGTTACGTGAAGAAGCCGGACGAGTGGGTAAAGACTTAGATAAGATGATCAATGAAAAGCCACCTTATTTCACAAATGTAGTGAAGTCAGTGACGGTTGATATCGTTGCGCGAACACTTATGACGTCAACTGATCAGGAGCCAATGACTCAAACAACAGAAAGTGCATTGGGCTATTCCTGGTCAGGATCATACCTGGTTCCTGGTGGTGGTTTGTTTATCAAGAATACCGAATTAAGCCGTTTAGGTTTACGTCGCCAGCGATATGGGGTGATTGATTTCTATGGCCAAGATTAAAGGAATTACCGTTATTCTTGTCGATAAAATCCAAACAGGAAAAGATCCATTCGGAAATCCTATTTTTGAAGATAAAGAAATCGAAATTGAAAATGTTCTGATAAGCCCTACATCGTCTGATGATATTGTGAACCAATTAACGCTGACCGGTAAAAAAGCCGTATATACGTTGGCTATTCCTAAAAGTGATACACACGATTGGGAAGATAAGGAGGTCAAATTCTTTAGCCAACGATGGCGTGTATTTGGGATTCCTCTCGAAGGGATTGAAGAACTCATTCCACTTGATTGGAATAAGAAAGTGATGGTGGAGCGTTATGGCTAAAAATAAATTCAAGCTCAATTATTCCGGAGTCGGTCAATTATTGAAATCGGCTGAAATGCAAGGTGTATTGACTGAAAAGGCAACAGCCATTAAGAATCGCGCGGGAGAAGGATATGCACAAGATATCTATGTCGGGAAAACTCGTGCAAATGCGATGGTCTATGCTGACTCCTATAAAGCCAAAAGAGACAATATGAAAAATAATACCTTATTGAAGGCGGTGCGTTAAATGATTGAGATCATTATTAAGCAATATCTCGATAGTCATTTATCTGTACCGTCTTTTTTAGAACAAAGCGGGAAGATGCTAGATAGTTATATTTTGTTTGAAAAAACAGGAAGCTCAAAACGTAATTATCTTTCATCGTCCACCTTTGCTTTTCAAAGTTATGCGGAATCGATGTACGATGCTGCGAAACTAAATGAAGAACTGAAAGAAGTAGTTGAAAATATGATCGAACTTGATGAGATTAGCAATGTTCAATTAAACAGTGACTACAATTTTACAGATACGACAACTAAAGAATATCGATATCAAGCAGTATTTGATATCAACCATTATTAGGAGGGAATCAGATGTCAAAAACAGAAAATGTATCAACAGCAAAACCAAAGATTGGTGGTGCAATTTATTCGGCACCACTAGGAACAACTTTGCCGACTGATGCAGTAACTAAATTAGACGATGCTTTTAAAAGTTTGGGTTATATCTCAGAAGATGGATTAACGAACAACAATACACCTGAAACAGATGCAATCAAAGCTTGGGGTGGAAAAACTGTTACAGTTGTGCAAAGTGAAAAAACCGATACATTTGGTTATACGCTGATTGAAGCATTAAATATTGAAGTCCTGAAAGAAGTATATGGATCAAACAATGTCTCAGGGGATTTAGATACTATGATTACAATTCGAGCAAACGCAACCCCTTTAGAAGCACATTGTTTAGTTGTAGATATGGTATTAAAGGCTGGAGTATTAAAACGCATTGTTATTCCTAATGCGGCAGTTTCAGAAATCGGTGAAATCAGTTATAAAGATGCGGATGCAATTGGATATGAAACTACATTGACAGCTATGCCAGATGGAAATGGTGATACACATAAAGAATACATCCAAAAATCAACTAAACCGACTAAAACAATAAATGAAGGAGTTGAATAGTAATGAAGGGGAAAACTAAATCAGGATTTGAGTACAAAATTTCGAAAGAGCGTTTAGATAACTACGAATTGTTAGAAGCTATCGGTGAGTTAGAAACAAATCCTTTAATTCTTTCTAAGATAGTTATTATGCTTTTGGGTAAAAAACAGACTGAAGCTTTAAAAGATCATTTACGTACAGAAGATGGTTTTGTACCAGCTGAGAAAATGACTGAAGAGATTACTGAAATTTTCGAAAGTCAGTCAAGCACAAAAAACTCTTAGTCCTTGCTAGTATGATTAAGTTAGATGAAGAAGCGCTAATCTGCGATCTTGCAGAAACGTATCAAATTTATGATTATAAACAGTTACCTCTATCAAAGGTAGCTGTTTTTTCTTGTGGTTTGAGAGAAAACTCCAGAATCAAAATGAAGTTAGCTCAGCAAGTTGTGCCTTTTGAAACACTAATTTTGGCAAGCATATTAGACAAGTTGAGTGTTCTTCTTTGGACTAAAACTAAAGACGCAGAAAAAGGCAAAAATCTGCCACAAATGATCATGGGTGAGCTTATTCCACATGTGCAAAAAAGTAAACAGACGGATACATCTATATTTGATTCTAGCGAGGATTTTGAACAAAGAAGAAAAGAATTAATTGAACAGATTGAATATGGAGGTGAAGAGCAATGGCAACAGAACTAGGGCAAGCATATGTACAAATTATTCCATCAGCCAAAGGAATTAGCGGAGCAATTAAAAGTCAGCTGGATCCAGAAGCATCCTCAGCTGGTATCAGTGCGGGTAATACTTTAGGTGGAAAATTTGTATCAGTGTTAAAGGGTGTCATTGCTGCCGCCGCCATTGGTAAAGCTTTTGCTACAGCTTTGACTGAAGGTGCTGCACTCCAACAATCCCTTGGAGGAGTGGAAACCTTATTCAAAGGAAGTGCAGATAAAGTAAAGAAGTATGCTGACGAAGCTTATAAAACAGCTGGTTTATCTGCGAATGCTTATATGGAAAATGTAACTAGTTTTAGTGCTAGTTTATTGCAATCAGTTGGTGGGGATACGGAGAAAGCTGCTGGTGTTGCTAATAGAGCGATGATTGATATGTCCGATAACGCCAACAAAATGGGTACAGACATGGAAATGGTTATTCAAACGTATCAATCTCTTTCTCGTGGGAATTTTGCCATGCTAGATAACCTGAAACTTGGTTATGGTGGTACTAAGTCCGAATTGAAGCGTTTGATTAAAGACAGCGCTCAGATGAAAGATGTTCAAGACGAACTAAACGTTTCAGTCAAAGAAGGAGATTTATCTTTTGGTAATATAATCAATGCAATCAGTGTGATGCAAAAACATTTGGGAATTACAGGTACGACAGCAAAAGAAGCAGCAGAAACATTCAGTGGATCGTTTGCAGCAATGAAAGCTTCACTTTCTAATGTCTTAGGTAAAATGGCGCTTGGTCAAGATATAAAACCAGCACTAAATCAATTAGCAGAAACAACTTCAACGTTTCTTTTTGGAAACTTTATTCCAATGGTAGGTAATATTTTGAAAGGTCTGCCGGTAGTGTTTTCTACACTATTTCAAGAATCTGGTCCAAGATTTTTCGAAGGTGGAGAAGCATTGTTATCGCAATTAGGAATTGGGATCGATGGAGGTTTATCAACGTTGTTAGGAAACGTTCGAAACGCAATTGATCCAATAATTCAAGCATTTAAAACAGCCTTTGGTCAACTTCCACAGCTATTTCAAACAGTGGTATCTACACTTACACCAATAATTAACACAATTGCTACTGCTTTTACTAAGCTTGATTTTAGTGGGATTCAAGCAGTAATTTCTGCAATCATTCCTGCTATAACGAATGCATTCAGCACAATGATGGCAATTGTTAGTCCTGCTATTGATATGGTTGTTAATTCTTTTGTAAGAATGTGGAATGCAGCTCAACCAATCGTTACTGTAATGGCAAGTGCGCTGATGCCTGTTTTACAAGTTGTAGGTGCATTTTTAGGTGGAGTTTTTAAAGGGATTCTAATGGGCGTTTCCGCGACATTCGAAATGCTTACAAGTGCAATTGAACTTTTAACACCCGTTATTACTTGGCTAGTTGAAGCGTTCAAAAAATGTGCACCTGCATTAACAACTGTTGCTGAGTGGGTCGGAACTGTTATCGGTTACTTTACAAATTTAGGCAGTGCAGGAGGATCGTTGAGAGGTATATTAAGTAGTGCTTGGAGCAATATCAAAACTGTGGTATCAACAGCTGGAAGCTTAATATCTGGTACAATCAGTGGTATTTGTGTCGTATTTAGTAGCTTAGGAAGCGCTGGGAGTGCATTAAGTGGTGTTATGTCTAGTATATGGGGGGCAATTCGGTCAGTCATTTCAGCCGCAGGAAGTATTATCAAAAAAGTAATATCAACTATTGGTAGCGGATTTAGCGCAATGGGAAGTATTTTTTCAAGTGTTGGATCTAAAGTTACAGGCATTGTCAATAATGTAAAAAATATTATAAGTGGTCTTGCTAATATTGATATCAGTGGTGCTGGTAGTGCTATTATTGATGGTTTTTTAAAAGGCTTGAAATCGGGTTTTGAACATGTGAAGAATTTCGTTGGCGGAATAGCTGAATGGATCAAAGAGCATAAAGGGCCTATAAGCTATGATAAAAAATTATTAATCCCTGCCGGAAATGCTATTATGGATGGCTTGAATAAAGGACTAACTAGTCAATTTGCGAATGTTAAAAAGACAGTCGGAACGATGGCAGACGAAATACAAGACATTATTTCGAACGGTGTAGATACTAGTCTATTAATGGATGATTCTTGGAATCTGCAAGTGAGAAATGCAACAGCGATCATCAGTGATCAAACCGTGGGTACTAAGCAGATGATTACACCAAATAATTCTTCGGTAAAACAAACAAATTCTGATTTGGCAAATAGTGGAAATCAGCCTATAGAATTAGTTCTAAAACTGGGGGATCAAGTAGTTGATCATTTGTTTACAACATTTAATGAGTGGCAAGGAAAAGAGATAGAACTTCAAAATCAATTTTAGAAAGGGAGGATATTGAGTGTTTAGTTTAAATAATAAACCTAAAATCCTTCCATGTGCGTTTAGCTATGGAGGTGTAAAGTTAGAAGACCGATTTGAAGACTATTATACAATTAAAGTCAAAGGTAGAGAGAGGTCAGTTCTAGAATTTGAGACGGAACAAGTTTCTATAGGTAATAAAATTGCGGCACAAAAAATATCATCAAATACTCTTGTAATAGAATATTTAATGTATTATGAGGAAATTGTGGAAGTAAAACATATTCAGAGAAAATTGAAACAATTCCTTTACAGAGAAGAAGATGTGCCAATTATATTTGATGATGATCCCCAGATTATTTATTATGGTCGATTATCAAAATTTGAAGAAGATGAATCTCGCATTTATACCAATTGTTATATGGGAACATTTGAAATTTACTGTCAAAATCCTCTAAAGTATTCAATGGTTAAACAAAATGGGAACCAAATTATAGTAAATTCTCCTATAGAAACTACACCTGTCAAAATAGAAGTTCGTTTAGACAGAAGTACTAGTATTAAAATTCAAAATAAAAATACTAATGCAACGTTAAAAGTAACTAATGCAGGAATTAACAAAGGAGATTTTTTAATTTTTGATTTTGATCAAGGAATTTTACTTGTTAACGATGTTGATAAAACTGCAATGATAGATTTAGATTCTGATTTTGAAAATTTTTATATTCATCGCGGCGATATTTTGGAATGTGATAATGGGAATATAAAAGTTTACTGTCGAGAGGTGTATCTATGAAATATCCAACATCAGTATATTTTTTTGATGAAAAACAGCAACTTATACGAATTGTTTCAAAAAAATATTTAACTAAAAATATTCAAACCAAAGAAATTACATCCAATAAAGGGGAATTAATTAATGATAAATTAGTTGTTTCAACAGTTTATGATGAACGAATTAAAGGTTCTGCATATATGGCTGTTAAAGAGTTAGATGATTCATTCAGTATGTATGCTATTCAAACAAGTGATGATCCTAATAACAGAAATGAATTTGTAGGTATAAATTTTGCTGTAAAAGAATTGGAAGGATTTATTGTAAAAGATATAAGACCAAAAAATCAGTCTATTAAATCTGTGGCTGAACAAATAATTAGTTTTACTGATGGAGAATGGAGAATAGGTTATGTTAAGCCTAATCTTTCAGCAGTTACGGACACCTTTTATTATTTATCTGTAAAAGATTGTTTGAAACAGTTACAAGCTCATAATTGTGAAATTATTTTTAAGTGTAAGATAGAAAACCAACGAATTACCGATAAATGGATAGAAATATATGATCAAATTGGCACTGCCTCAAACAAACGTTTTACGTATGGAGGTAGTGCCCTTTCAATTGTTAGAGAACAAGATCGTTCTCAATTATATACTTCATTAATTGGTAGAGGCAAAGGAGAAGAAACTGGGAATGGTTATGGGCGCCGAATTGAATTTTCGGATGTTGAATGGAAAAAATCTCAAGGAGATCCAATTGATAAGCCTAAAGGTCAAAACTATGTAGAATTACCAGATATGACTAATTTATATGGGATTCCTTTAAAAAATGGACAAATGAGGAAACGTGAAGGGATAGCTGTATTTGAAGAGATAGATAATAAAGAAAAACTATTAGAAAATACGTATAATTCTTTGGTAGAAATTAGCCGTCCATTAGTCCAATTTAAAACTACGATATTTTCTGGTGATGAGATTGGAAATACGATACAAATTCATCGTTATGATCGAGGCTATCATTATAGAGCTCGAATATTTAATGTGACGATTGATCGTTTAACAGGCAAAATAACTTCTAATGTGGGGGATAATTTAGTAAAAAAGTCAGCAATTAAAACATCGTCTGAGATTCAAATGAATATACAGAAATTGGATAATGAGAAAGTTGCATTTCATACATCAGAACAAATAGCAAAATGGCAATCAGATATTATTAGAGGAGCAAAAGGTGGTTCGTTTACATTATTGAATCAACAAGATTTAGGGATTGGAGAAGATAGGACTCCATTTGCCGCAGTTGCAATGAATGGACCATCCATTGCAACATCTGACCATTTCTTTGTTATAAATAGTGAAGGTGTAGGATTTATTGATGGAGATTTTAATTTAGATAATTTCCACACAGCTTGGACAATCGATGGTGTATTCAATGCAAATTTTATTCAAGCAGGTATTCTATCAGGACCTAATTTTAATTTAAATTTAGATACAGGCGATTGTACTTTTGCTAAAGGTAAAATCACAAGTTTAGATAAAAAAAGTATTTTTGATTTGACTAACAATTATTTCAAATTAGACAATGGACAGTCTATAAGGATTGATCCTGGAAAGTTAAGTATTTTTGATAATTCTTATAAAGTTGCACAATTTGATTCAAATGGAATTAGCTTTTGGCGCCAAGAAAAAGCAATAGGCTTTGTTGGAGTAAATACATGGAAAGGATTTCCATTCATTAAAGGAATAGTCTTTGATTTAGAATATAAAAATGGCGATTATATGACTTGGGCATATAGACAAAATTCGACTGATAAGGAATATACTACACTTTTCACACTAGATCCTAAAGGTAGAACAGGATATCAGAAAAAAGGAATATTTGCTGATTTAGAATTTTTTGCTAACAAAGGAATATATACTAATCAAATAGGTTCTTATGGTAAAAGTTTTACTTTTAATTTAGGATGGACAAGTTTTGGGGGATCAAATCAACCAAGTATTTCCAGAGGGAATGTAGGAATAGGGATGTCATTAAATGAATTAATTTTATTTAGTGGGGGAAAATACATTACATTAACTCAAATAATGGATTTTATGAGTAAAGGATAGATGTAAATGAATCATAATCAGTTTGTTGTTAAACCAAGTGAAAACTTAACTATTGTGCCATATATTCAAATAGTTGAACCATTTAATATTATCATTAAGGGGGAAGCAGACGATGAAACAAACACAAGCAGAAATGATCAATCAGAAAAATCAGTTGATGAATGAACGATTGGCCACTGAGATTGGACGATTATTCTTACAAAATATACAAATACAAACTGAGTATGAAGTATTGAAAAATGAGAATGTATGTTTAAAAGATGAACTAGATAATAATAAATAGGTGGGTGGATAATTAATGGCTATCGATCAACTAAAAGTTGTCAATTTAACTATAAGTAAAATAGATGAAGATATTATTCCAAATCAAACTGCCATTCAAGGTGAGCAATCTGGTAGAGGATTAGATGTCCAAGTTACAAATGGTGGTGTTATTGAACCACAACCAGATATTAATCTGACGCTATTTTGGTCTCATACAGCAGTAAAAAATAAAAATGGTGAATATTTACAAGGGATAGATTCTTTCAAAGCGATTGATCGAATGATTGGTTTATTTCGTACGGAGTATGTTCCAGAAATGATGCATCCAGGAACGATTGAAGCTTATATACAAATTACGACACCTAACTCTATTACACGAACTAAGCCATTTAAGATTAATGTAACAGGGGTAGCGTATAATGAAGAAGCAACAGTTGCAAATGATTCTTTTACAGCTTTACAAGATGCATTAATGAATGTGACACAATATGACGGGCAGTTAAATAAGTTGGAAATGAATAAAGCTGATAAGCAAGAAGTAAGTGTAAATTTAGCTAGTATCGTAAGTGGGACACCTAAAGGCAGTTATCAAAGCTTAGATAAATTGAAATTAGCTTATCCAAAAGGTACAGAAGGAATCTTCGTAATCACCGATACTGGGCATTGGTATTATTGGGACAAAACATTGAAAGTATGGAATGACGGCGGTTTATATCAAAGTGAGGAAATTGGAGATCGACGTATTTCCCCATCCAATTTTAAGCCAGATTTTGAAAATAATTTAATGGAAATTGAAAAAATTACTGCGGCGCCTATTAAGGGGTTTTATTCAACATACAGTAAGGATTTCCATCAAGATAATGCTTTTTTAACTTTAAAGTCTGCTATTAACGAAGGGGATATTTTATATATAACTGCCAATATAAAAAAAGATTCTTATATATCTCAAGCAATGTTTTTTAAAGATGAAGATTGTACTATTTATTTATCTCATATGGGGGCTACTCCGCACCAAGGAGGGAACTTTGTTGATTTTGAAGTTTATGCACCAAAAGGAGCTAAAGGAATAGCTGTTAGTTCAATTGCCAATACCTCTCCGGTGATTAAGAAACCAGTGTATGTTAATGCACGAACGACTAAAAAAGAGCTAGAAGAAAGGACAACATTTTGGGATGATGTTGATGCTGAAAGGCAAATTGGTTTTTATTCAACCATTAATAATAATTTAAATCCATATGGTTCTTATACTTCATTGAAATATTATCCTAAAGTAGGGGATGTTTTAAGATTTACGTCAAAATGTGATACGAATACACTTGCGACATGTGTTATGTGGGCAGCGGACGGTTCTAAAATACGCACTTTATTAGGAGGAATAATTGGTACTTATAATGATTATGAAATAATTATTCCTGAGGCGGTTGATTATATTACTGTTACTTCGAAAAATGATGTTCCTCCTAAATTAACCAAGAAGAGAATTACAAGTGCAAAAGTAATATATGAAGCTTATAAGGGTGTCACTAAGTTAAATCAAGATAAGTCTAATGAAAAGATGTATATAAGACAAAGCGATGATTTAATAGAAATTATCAGCAAATACAATGCAAAAAATGATTTACTGTTTACTTTTGGAATCGTCTCAAAAAATAAGACATGGCAAATATCTAATGCATATTTACTACCAAATGAAAATTTTTATCCTTCAAGCGAATTTACAAGAAAAAAAACTATTTTAAATTCAGTATTCACAGATTATGTAGGTCCATACCATCAATTGCGAGCTCTTGAAAATATTGATGGAGATAAGCCAAAATCAGCCGATTATACAGGTGGTTGGCACGCCTATAATAATGATAGTGCTGGTGGAGATGAAAATACCCCTACTTCTACTATCGAAAGTCTAAAAGTATTTGTAGATAATGTGGAAACAACTCTATTAAACCAAATAATTGGTGGTGATGAAGTAAAAATAGTGACCACGAATCTGGTTCAAGGAACAAATACTAAGAAAGCAGATGGTTCTGGACGAGCTATTTTACGTGAAAAAGTATCTTATCTAGTTGTAGGTGGAAAAATTCAGGTCGAGGTGGAATTGACTGCTTTAGAGCCCTTAACAATGAAAGACTATTACTTTCTTCAAGCTTCTAACAGTAGCAGTTATTCTAAAAAAATATTACCAGTGGATGACAATTTATATCATAAAGAATTAACTGATTTAAAAAATGATATATATGGAGGAATTAATGGGGAATCTCATTGTTCCCAATTGGTGATATCAGATAATGAAAATCAGTTACTGGTTGGCATTGATCGAAACTTTGGTATTGGTCGTTATCAATACAATCAAGGGAAGAGTGTATGGTTCTATCGCAAATATGGAAAAGTTTATTTCAATCCAATAGCTTCAGATTCTTCTGCAACAATTACCTTAGAAGAAGGCGAAAAGTTGTTTGCAAGAGGATTCTATCATTTCTCTCCTAAAATTTGATGAAGAAGTAATAGCTGGAATAGATTTAAACAAGTTAATTACACCAAAATCATTGGATATTTATTATCGAGACAGAACGAAAGTTGCGGTGGCTAGCTATGGTACTGAAGACGTTACTTTGACAGCCAAAGAGGAGCTTAGTGAAGCAAGTTGGAGATATAGGCGCATCGGAGATATCGTAGAATTTTATGGTAGATTTAAATTAAAAAGAGCTACAGACATTGTTAATGTTCACGAACTTCCTATAGGATTTAGATTAAGTACTGATTTTGATGATACTTCTTGGAATGTACCTTTAAGTATACAAAAAGCAGCTAATCCAACATCGTATGTAGCAGGTGCGTTTGTTGAACGGCAAGGAACAAATTTACTAAGAGTGGGTGGAAATTCATCGGGGAACCATTATGTGTCGGGGCGGTGGTATACTGATGACCCTTTCCCGACTGGCTGATGGTTGAAAATTTACGACTGTCAGCCCATAGAGGTGCACATAATTTTGCTCCTGAAAATACTATAGAGGCATATAAAATAGCAATTGATTTAAAATATGGAGCAATTGAGTTAGATCCACGAGCGAGTTCTGACGGCGAATTATTTATTATGCATGATGATACTGTCGATAGAACGACAAATGGAAATGGATATATTGCTAATATGAATTCGGAACAAATTCGTCAATTGGAAATTGACACTTCAAATTATCCAGAATATAAAAACAAGATATTAAGGGTGCCTACATTTGAAGAGTCTGTAAAAATAATTTCCACAGGAAATGTAATACTGAATGTGGATGGATCAAAGATAGACTTTTCAAATACAGTAATTACTAAGGAAATGATTAATATTCTAAAAAAATATGAAATGTATCAAAATACATTTTTTGTTATTTCGAATACATCCCAAAGATATGCGTTTAATCAGAGTTATCCAGACGCTGCTTTATCTTGGTTATTAACGGATTCTAGCAGAATTGATAATGCTATAACAGAAGTAAAAAGTTACCATAAAGCACTACTCTCTATTCCTTTAAATATAGTTACAGATGATATTTTAGAAAAACTGAGAAATACAAATATTTATTATCAAATATACAATGTGAACACTAAAATAGATTTAGATCACCTTCTTATAAAGAAAACACCTATGATAGAAACCGATATATTATTACCCTAGTCTTTTTTGTGTCTTTTTAATTTGATATACTTATTTTTGAGGTGATTCCGAAAGTGAGAAAAATATCAAAGATATTAATTATGTTTTCCATTGTTTTAACTGGATGTGTTTACTCATCCAGTAGCTTATTGAACCATAAAGAAACTTACCTAGTAGCCCATAGAGGTGCACATATAGTTGCTCCTGAGAATACAGTTGAAGCTATGAGAGAAGCAAAGTCACTTGGCTATAATGCAGTAGAAGTTGATGTAAGAACTAGTAAAGATGGAGTGAATTTCTTGATGCACGATGACACTCTTGATAGGACAACAAACGGAGAAGGACAACCAGAAAGGTTTACAATCAAACAGCTTAAAGAATTGTCGATAGATACTTCAAATTATCCAAAATATAAAGATAAAAAAGTTAATATACCAACTTTTGACGAAGCAATTAAAGAAATAAGTAAAGACAAATTAATTGTTAATGTGGATGGATCAAAGGGAGATTGGAATGACGATAAATTTGTTGGATCAATTGTAAATACATTAAAAAAATACAATGTATATGATCGTTCTTTTTTTGTCCTTACAAATAAAAAAATTAGAGATAAGGTAGTAAAGAATCATCCTGATTGTACGGTTTCATGGTTATATGATTCAAAAAATAACATTGATGATGATATACAACAAGTTAAACAATACAATAAAGCTTTGCTGTCAGTATCAAATGACTTAGCAACAAACCAAGTAATTGAAAAATTAAATAAATCTGGAATTATGTACCAGATTTATGGTGTTAATGATGCTGAAAGGTTTAAAAAGTTAAAATCATTAGAGGTACCTATAGTAGAGACAGATACAATCAATCCGAATAAAATACAGAATAATTAGTATAGAAGTGCACTCCAAAGAGTGCGCTTTTTTTGTTGGAAAGTTGGTGAACTATGAGTATTGATGCGATTATTTCTGCTTTAAGTATTGCAGGAACGTTAATTGGTACGTTTGCAGGTATTGTTTTTTCAAACAAACTGACCATTTATCGAATTGAACAATTGGAGAAAAAAGTTGAAAAGCATAACCATATTGTTGAACGTACTTTTCTATTAGAAGGACGGATGAATGAAGCAGAACATGATATTCAGGAAATGAAAGGAGGCGAGAAGTAATGATTTTACCCGATAAATATTATCAAATTATTAAATGGACAGTACTTACGGTATTGCCCGCTTTATCTGTATTAGTAGCCACATTAGGCAAAGCATATGGATGGAATGAAACTGATATGACAGTACTAACTATCAATGCCATAGCAACATTTTTAGGAGTAATTACAGGGGTATCAGCTTACAATTTAAAAGATAAGGAGTAAACGAATGAAAAAGAAAATTTTAGCAGGAGCTCTCGTAGCTCTTTTTTTATTGCCTATAAATGTTTTTGCCGCCAAAGGCGATCAGGGTGTGGATTGGGCGATTTATCAAGGGGATCAAGGACGTTTTGGTTATGCTCATGATAAATTTGCGATTGCTCAAATTGGCGGGTATAACGCTAATGGCATTTACGAGCAGTCCACGTACAAAACACAAGTAGCAAGTGCTATTGCGCAAGGAAAACGAGCGCATACCTATATCTGGTATGATACCTATGGAAACATGGATATCGCTAAACAGACAATGGATTATTTCTTGCCTAAGATTCAAACACCGAAAGGTTCGATTGTAGCTTTAGATTTTGAACATGGTGCTAGTTCTGATAGAAATGCAAATACAGAAACGATTTTGTATGGTATGCGCCGTATCAAACAAGCAGGATATACACCAATGTATTACAGCTATAAGCCTTTTACGGTGCAATACGTGGATTATCAACGAATTATCAAAGAGTTTCCTAATTCTTTATGGATCGCCGGATATCCTAGCTACAATGTAACTCCAGAACCGTTGTATAACTATTTTCCAAGTATGGATGGGGTTGCTATTTGGCAGTTTACATCTACTTATATTGCAGGTGGCTTAGATGGAAATGTCGATTTAACGGGAATCACTGATAATGGTTATACAGGTTATGACAAACCGGAAACAGATACTCCAGCAATTAATGCGGGCGAAGAAACAAGCGAAAAACCAAAATCAGAGATCAAAACTGGCGACACTGTTAAAGTGAATTTCTCGGCTAATCAGTGGGCGACTGGTGAGGCTATTCCACAATGGGTGAAAGGTGAAAGCTACAAGGTTCAACAAATTGATGGCAATAAAATTTTACTTGCGAATATTTTATCTTGGATCGACAAATCTAATGTAGAACTTTTACCAGATTCTACGACAGTTGTAGAACAACCATTAGTTGCTCAAACCCATGTTGTTCAATACGGCGAAACTTTATCTTCAATCGCTACAAGATATAGCACCACATATCAAGCTTTAGCATCACTAAATGGATTGAGCAATCCTAACATGATTTATGCTGGACAAGTGTTAAAAGTAAGTGGTGTCGCAAGTGCAACTAGAACATATACAGTTCAATATGGGGATAATCTTTCTTCGATCGCGACTAAATTAGGAACAACCTATCAATCATTGGCACAGCGCAATGGATTATCCAATCCTAATTTGATTTATCCGGGTCAGACACTTTCATATTAAAAAAGCTCCTCGTTGAGGAGCGTACATAATTAAATCTAGTTTAGTCGAACACTTACCCGATTAGAATTTTAAATACATTTTTGACTACGTTTTGAAATTTAGTTAGTGCTAATATTTTATAACTACAAGTAAAAATTAGGGTAAATCGCTAAAATATGCTAGTAATTTTCTTCTATTACCAGTCATATATAAATCCTGTACCTTCCTTTATACCAACAGTTAGACACGATTTAGGTCGTGTCTTTTTTGTTGTATTTTTTAACCTGAAATATTTTTTGACTCCCCCGAAAGACTATTTTTATGGTGAGATATTAAACTCACACTTTACTCAAAAAATGAATCAATAGTGTTTAAGCAGAAGCTTATTGAAATAAGCTTGAATTTTTCAAACATGGAAAGATGTTTAAAAAATTCTTTCTTATTGTCATTGGAGCTACCCAATGTTTTCATAACCTCTTTTTGTATTCCGAATTTCCGTCAGATGCCTATCGATAGTTATTGTAACTTTTGCCTCTTCATGAACGATATCATTTAGAATGGGGAATTTATGAATGTTTCAAAAATTATGCGGTGTTATTTGTTTGGAGTACTTATTTTTCTTGTAAAGTTTTATTAACAAGTAATGAATACTTTTTTAGCCGAATATGGTTGATCAAACGCTTTGGAAAACCAATGAATGAAACCTGTTAATCGTTATGTTTATTTTTGATAAAGTGACCAGTTTGTTCATTATTTAAAAATAAAAGGATGAAAAAAATATAGGAAACAGATGCCTCTGTGTTATAATTGCTGGGATAAATTATAAAAAGGAGTTTAATAATGTACTGGAATAAAAAAAGAATTAATAAAGAATTATTTTTTTTGCTTTTAGTTATTTGGCTTGGTTTTTTATTTTTCAATCTATATATGCCATCATTTAGAGCAGACGATTTAGTTTACTCAAATAGATTAGACCAACTAGGGTATTTAGGAGCTTCGATCGAACATTATAAAACTTGGAGTTCGAGAATTATCATAGAGCTGTTTATGATGTTTTTTTCTAAACATTTTCTGCTGTGGAAATTTGTCAATTCAATCATCATGTTGGGCACGGTTCTGATGATTTGTAAGTATGTTTTTGAAAAATTGGATGGTAAGAACGTGTTGCTAGTTACATCTGTCTACTGCTTAGTCCCACTTACCGTGATGGGGGAAACAGGCTGGGAGTCGACAACTTTGAATTATCAATGGTCCGTTTCATTTTGCTTATTCGCTTTTTTCCCATTCTTCCAACGCTTAAAAGGAAGAGCTATCACTCCTAGTATTTATTGGTTTAGTTTGCCTTTCCTGATATTTGCTGCTAACCAAGAACAAGTGAATGCGTGCTTTTTTACTTTAACGGCCATTATAACTGGCTATTTATTATATAAAAGAGCATATCATCGCTTATTGATTCTCCCATTGCTCATAAGTTTTATTGAGTTACTATTTTCGTTGACAACACCGGGGAATGCCATCAGGACATCTCAAGAAATTAGCAAGTGGTTTCCTCAATATGATCAATTTGGCTTTATCACTAAATTGGATTTGGGTATTTCTTCTTTTGGAAAGCCTTTTTTTCTAGATACAAATGTATTGTTCTTAATTTTGTTCTTATTTGTTTTTTTACTTTCTTATAACAAGTGCAAAAATTATTATGGCCGCTTATTATCTGCTATACCTTTTTTCTTGAATCTGATTATCTATCTAGGGAATACGATGGGTGAAAGTTTTATACACATACGTGGCAATAGTCGTGCACAAATATGGGATAGCAGTCACTTAACAAAGCTATTTACCGCTACTGGAACGAATCTGTCGCTTACTCGTCCTGGATCATGGCTAGCGACTTTACTTGTTTTAGGTTTATTGGCTTGTTTGCTCCTAGGGATTTACTTAAGTTTCGAAAATAAAAAAACAGCATCTTTTCTTATGTTGTTAATGATGATGGGCGCTTGTTCAAGAATAATTATGGGATTTTCTCCTACGATCTGGGCTTCAGGAATGAGAACTTATTATATTTTATATATTGTTGTAGGAATTTTAGTGTTAATGCTGGTAAAAGAATTGTTGAAAACCTGGAATCCGCAAAAAGCAGAACTCGTACAATTTAGTTTGACTATGCTGGGGATTGGGACCATTGTTTTGACCATCATAAATAGATGAAAAAAAAAAGACTCAAGTTGTAGGAAATCCAACAGTTAGATCACTAACTATTGAGATCGTTACAACTTGAGTTTTTTTATTTCTCGCTTTGATAGTTTTTTGGATTAATTTTTTCAGTCTCTCTGATAATATACACTGGACGTTGTTTGGTTTCTAAAAAGATTTTTCCAATGTATTTGCCAATTATGCCAAGACACAATAATTGGATACCTCCGATAAACAAGAAAATCGAGACCATGGAAGGCCAACCAGCTGTAGGATCACCATACAACAGGGCACGTAAAATAATAAATAAAATAGCAAGACCTGAACCAATACATGATAATGCCCCCACGAATGAAGCAATTGTTAATGGTGCATCTGAAAAGTTGACGATTCCATCAATAGAGTAATTAAATAATTTCCAAAAAGACCAAGAGGTTTCACCAGCTACTCGTTCACGGTTTTCAAAGGAAATATACTTGGTTTTAAAACCAACCCAACTGAACAAGCCTTTCGAAAAGCGGTTGTATTCAGTTAATTCCAAGATAGCATCAACCATTTGGCGAGTCATTAAACGGAAATCTCTCGCTCCGTCAACCATTTCAGTATCACTGATTTTATTGATTAGCTGATAAAATTTCTTAGCAAAAAAACTACGGATCGGTGGTTCACCGTCACGAGTCGAACGACGAGTACCGACGCAATCAATATCAGATTGCATAATTGTTTCAATCATTTCTGGTAATAGATCAGGTGGATCTTGTAGATCAACATCCATTACAGAGACAAGGTCGCCAGTAGAAGCTTGTAAACCGGCATATAAAGCAGCTTCTTTCCCAAAATTTCGAGAAAAGGAAATAAAGCGTACATATTCATGGTCATTAGCTAATGCTTTGATTGCTTGTAATGTATTATCTCTTGAACCATCATCAATAAACAAATATTCAAATTCATGTATTCCCTTAAATTTTTCGACCTCGTTAAAAAAAAGAGGAACTGTTTTTTCTTCGTTATAGCATGGAACCACAATTGATACTTTCAT